CCAATGCTACCAAGATGATATACAAGGAACTTCAAAGCCTAACAGAGATGGAAAAGAAGTAAGCTTTGAAGACTTGTATGATGAGGTGGCATTGAATTGTTTTAGATATTTCGGCTTTAAATCTCTTGATGAGGTTGACCGGCTGACCATCAAAGAATACTCAATGCTGTGTGAAGCAGAGAAATACAAGCAGGTAGACAAGCAGAAAGACATAGCAATGGGTGCTTGGCTTTCGTTTGTAGCAACAGCCAAGAAGAAAGTGGGCAAGGACAGATTGAAACCTGTCTATCCTACCTTTGAATCATTCTTTGATTATGCAAAGGAACTGAAGAAGCTAAAGGGCGAAACTACGATAAATGACCTCAAACAGAAATATAAAGCATTACAGGAAAGGCTAAATCATGTCAGCACACACGATTGAAGCAATATTAACAGCTAAAGACCAAGGGATGTCATCAACCTTTGACAAGGTGATGGGCAAGGCAGACTCCTTTGGCGCAAAACTTAAAAAGGGTCTTGGCTTTGGGATGTGGATGGCAATAGGGCAGAGAGCGGTCAATAGTGTCTTCAACCTTATTGGATCATCCATAGATGGAGCGGTTAACAGATTCGACACCCTCAACCAATTTCCTAAAGTCATGCAGACACTTGGCTATAGTGCCAAAGAAGCTGAAGCGTCAATAAATACTTTGGGTGATGGAATCCAACACCTGCCAACCACACTTGATGCGGTAGCAAGCCAGACTAAATCAATAGTGGCGGTAGTAGGTGACCTTGACAAAGCAACCAAGCTGACATTGGCACTCAATAATGCCATGACAGCCGGTGGTGCATCAGCAGAAAGCGCATCTTCAGCAATCAATCAGTGGACACAGGCAATGGCAAAAGGTAAGCCAGACCTACAGGATTGGAGAGCGTTAGTACAGACCGCACCTGCACAGATGAATCAGCTTGCAGAAGCTACACTTGGAGCAGGTAAGACCCAGAATGACCTGTATGAAGCAATGAAGAATGGCACTGTTACCATCGATGAAGTCAACGACAAGATGATAGAACTGATGGAGCAAGGTGGTGATGGGTTCGCATCTTGGGCAGAGCAAGCCAAGAATGCAGGTGCAGGTATTCAGATGTCTGTTACCAATGTAAAGGCATCCGTACAGAGAAACCTTGCCAATATCATGGGTGGCATCGACAACCTCACATCAAAGGTGGGCGGTATAGCAGGTATTATCCAAGGTGTAGTACCTGCCTTTGATATGCTTGGTGGCACTATCACAGATATGCTCAATGGTGACATATCCTTTGAGGATGGCATGAAGAAGTTGATTTATTCAGTATCTTCACATACAGGTGACTTTATCACAGCCGGCATGGACATCATGTCCAACCTCATGAGCGGTCTTGCAGACAGCGCACCACAGATACTGATGGCAATGTCTGTTGCTCTTCAGAATCTGATGAACAAGGTGAGTGAGAACCTGCCACAGTTTGTATCAAGTGGCATGAAGCTGATTAGTTCACTCATTACAGGTCTGGGCAAGGCTCTCCCGTCGCTCATCAATAAGGGTGCAAGTCTTCTGCTTGATTTGGTATCTGCAATAGGTCAGAACCTGCCACAGCTTATTGTCACAGGTCTGAACGCAATAACAAACCTTATCCAAGGTCTTACATCTGGACAGGGCAATCTTGCATCCAAGGCGGTATCTATCGCAGGTAAGATTATTTCTGCATTTATCAAGGCACTACCGCAGATACTCACAGCAGGTGTGAAACTTATGGTTGCACTGTTAAAGGGTATTGTAGCAGGTTTCAGAGCCATACCAAGTGCAGTAGCATCCAAGGCAAGACAGATACCAAAAAGAATTAAAAGTGCTGTGGGCAACCTTGCCGGTATAGGTAGGGATATGATACAGGGTCTGTGGAATGGTATCAAAGCCAAGTTTGATTCTGTTATAAGCAGAGTCAAGGGCATGGCTTCAAGACTACCAAAGGCGGTCAAGAAAGTCCTTGGTATCGGTTCACCATCAAAAGTATTCCGACAGCTTGGTGTATGGACAGGTGAGGGATTTGCTTTAGGTATCGAGTCCATGAGCAAGGCGGTAGAACTTGCATCGTTAGATCTTGTTTCAATACCACAGGCACAGGCAATGGGCATAAGCGCAGACTCATCCTATGAGTATGGTGCATCCTTTGCGGTAGAAGTGCCACTGTATGTAAACGGCAGAGAGTTTGCCAAGGCAACAGCTACAGATATGTCACAGGCTATAAATCAGAGAGATACAAGGCAGAGCAGATTGAGAGGTATTAGATAATGTATCAATTCAGAGATATAACGGATCATAGCGAATTTACACCTGCTCTGCCTACGGAAGCTGTGTCCATCAACGGCAGATTCCTTGAAGATATTATAGATGGATACAGAACCCTGTACACAAAAGGCAGAGAATCATTAGCGGTAGAACTTGAAACATATTCAGTAGGTGTGGCAGATGGTGAGACTTTCAAGTACAAGAGATACCCTGCACGAACTCTGACCATAGGCTTTCAGCTTATAGCCAAGACACCAGAAGACTTCAGAGACAGTTTCAACCAACTGAATAACATACTGTCACTTGATGAAGCTGACTTCATCTTCAATGACGAGCCAGATAAATTTTTTGCAGGTGTTCCGATATGCAGAGCAGAGGTTGAAGCAGGTCAATTATCGGTCAAGGGTGAATGGGATATATATTGTTCATATCCATACAAAAGAAGCATAGATCCTATCATTCTGACGATGGACAATGCTGAAGTGACAGACACATCTGCTACATGGGCAATCGACTACAAAGGCGCAAGACCATCAAGACCTGTACTCCGAGTAAAATTCGCAGGTGCTAAAACGGATGGTGAATACAATGAGGATGGTGATTGTGGCTTTGTAGCCTTTATGGATGATGAAGAAAACATCATCCAACTTGGCAACCCAGATGTAGTGGACATTGATGAATACAATAGAGCGGTTACCCTTGTAAACAAGGAGTTTGATTCTGTTACGGATTGGCAGACAAGTGGCGGTCATACATGGCAGAACAGAGCCGTAACCGGCACTGTAAGCGTGGGGAATACCACAGACACATATTGGGCAAACGGAGAGGGTCAAACACAGACCTACGCAAAACCATCATATGGTAGCGGTAGTGGGTGGCATGGATCAGTGCTGTGGCAACACACAGATGGTGCTATAGACTTTGAGTTAGACTTGGTGCATAGGCTGTGTTGCAATCGTGCAAATGAATTAGGCACTTTTGAATGCGGTGTAAGAGATGCCAATGGTGTGATGGTTGCAGGTTTTGTCATTGATAAGACCGCAAACGGCACAACAGGCACTGTGCAGTACATAGTGAACAACACCATAGTAGGCAAAGACAACATAGACCTGTCATATTACAATACTCATTTTGGATACTGCAAGAGAAGTCCTGTGTATGTCACACAGACCTACAAGCAGAAAGTAGCGGTCAAGACCAAGAAGAAAAAGAAGAGAAAGTATGTAACAGTTACCACCTACAAATGGGTATCCAAAACCAGAAAGGTACAGCGTGGTTGGAAGTATACACAGAGTAATCTGAATTCCACAATCTGCAAGGATGGTGAAACGATAACCTTTGATGTGGGAAACCTGCCGACAAGGACATACAAAGCACCTGCCCTTACAACCACCATAGCTACAGACTTATCCATGTACATGGGAACAAAAGGCACTGCACTGAACACCAACATGGTTCACTCTGTAGTGTGGAGACAGGAGCAAGGATTGGCATTTGCCGAACAGCCTAATGTATTCACAGCAGGTGATATAGTACAGGCAGATTGCAATGATGCCACTGTGTTCCTGTATCGTGATGGTTCTATAGGTGGTCACCTTGAACCGCAGTATGGTGCGCTTGGCAACAATTGGGAGTCATTCATGCTGACCAATGGAGTCAATGTAATCAGAGCAACATGGTCAGATTGGGTCAACCCAGAGTACAAGCCACAGATAGAGATTGAGTACAATGAGGTGTACATATGATAATCTATTTTGCTGACAGGGATCTGACTATCCTTGGTCACGCATCGACATCCTTACCCGCAGGTTATCGAATAAGTGATGACCACACTGTTGAGAGTGTAGAGACAGGCTTGAATACGTTTCAGTGTGTTATCTCATACACAGCAGAGACAAGGGCAGAACTTGAAGACGCTGTGCAGGTAGGGTACTTCATACTGAAGCAATCAAATACAGGTGACGAAAGCAACATCTATGATTCTCTGTATCAGATAATCGAAACAGAATTTGATACCAAGACACAGGAGATAACTCTGTATGCAGAGGATGCAGGTCTGGATCTAATCAACACCCTATGTCCTGCGGTCACCTTGAATGGTAGCATTCAATATATGATGCGGTATTTTCTGCCATCAGATTGGTCATTGAATATGATAGATGTGCCTACTAATACAAGGTCTTATGCATGGGATGGTGAATCAACAGCCACAGAGCGGTTGATGTCTGTGGCTAATTTATTTGGCTGTGAATTATACTACTCATTCGTCATTGACAGATTGCAGGTAGAAGCCAAAGTGCTGAACGTAACAAGAAAGCGTGGCAATCAAGAAGCAATCCCACAGCTACGGCTTAATTATGACTTGGATAGGATCTACACCAAGAAATCTATAGCTGACCTTGTAACTGCATTTAGAGTCACAGGCGGTACACCAAACGGATCAGATACACCTATCACTCTGAAGAACTACAACTACTCATACACAGACCCATCTACAGGTGATGTATACCAAGTAGATAAAGCTACAGGTCAGATGCGGAACATAACTGCAATGGCAAGGTGGTCAAGTGTGCTTGATGTAGATGGTCTTTGGATAGGCTCTTTTGAATTCGACACCACAGACAAAGCGGTGTTAGCAGGTCAAGCAAGAGCGCAACTGCAAAAGGAATCACAGATAGCGGTGAACTATGAAGTGGATTTTGCAAGATTGCCAGAAGACATCAACATAGGTGACCGCATCAACATCATAGATGAGCAAGGTGAACTGTATTTAGAAGCAAGGCTTTTGCAGATAGAAACCTGTGTGGCTGAAGACACAAGAACTGCGATCATAGGAGAATACCTGTTGAGGGATAGCGGTATCTCTGACAAAATAGCACAGCTTGCATCTGACTTTGCGAACTTGAGCCAAGAACCTGCATACACCATGCAGATAACATCTTCAGAGGGTGATGTGTTTACAGAAACGAATGTGGCAACTGTACTGACAGCACATTGCTTCTTATACGGCACAGAAATCTCCGATGAAACTGTAGAGAGGATAGGAACTATCAAATGGTACAACCATGACGATCTCACGCAGGTTTTAGGCACAGGCAAGACCTACACTATAACAGCAGACATGGATATTTCTAACATAAGCATAACAGCAAGATTGGAAACTAACTGATATGGTAAAAGCACAATTCACAATCGTATTAACCTCAATCAAGTCTGTGAGTGATGTAGCTAACTATGCTTCAGAGATTGCTGATGCTCTGGATGAAACTACTTATGGTACTGTGACCTATGTCTACAACAACCAAGGCACAGAGGAAACAGTATACAAGAACAAGGAAGAGAACTATTACTACTACCTTGATGGTGAAACAGAAGTCCGAGTAGCAGAAGATGACCTTGAGCAAGACCCAACCACACACAAGCCTGTCACAAACAGAGCGCAAGATGGTCTTGATTATCTTGTGCAGGTAGCCGGTCAGAAAGCATCAGAAGCATGGGATTATGCTGACCAAGCAAGGACATCAGCAGAAACCGCAGAAGCATCTGCCACATCTGCAAATGCTTCAGCAAGCAACGCACTGTCACAACTTTCTGTAGTGGAGAGTGTTGTGGGTGTCCTTGACCTGCTTTCCAAGCATGGCACATATACAGAAATAACAGATACAGAAGCGGTAGCAGAGAATGGAAAGTGGTACTTCACCAGAAGCGGTAGCGGTACAACCGCAGATCCGTACACCTATGCGGTAGTCGATGTTCCTGTGGGTGAATCCGTAACAGGCTATTACGAACTGACCGACATTGACCAAGCGGTGACAAATTATGTATCGAGTCACCTTGCGCTCACAGATGATGGATTGTCACTACAACAGGATGGTAGTGACTACAGGATTCTGATAAGCACAGATGGTCTGAAAATCATAGGTGCGAATGGTGCAACAGTAGCATCATACGGAACTGAAACCACAATTGGTAGTGCTACAGGCTTCAATGTCAAAATCACAGGCACAGAACTTGG